AAAGGAAAATATATGATTGGCTTGCCACGGTTATTCCCTTGTCATCTATCCCAGCCAACCGCACCGGGAAGGCCCTCATGGTTTGGCACATGCAGGATGTCGAGAGAATGCCAACGCCGCTGCTCATGGGCCGAGTTTCCAGTTTCCAAAAAATAGGGCGCGACGCTGTTTTCAATCCTGACAACGAGGGATCGAAACGGCAGGCCGGCGTCCGGGAATTCATGCTTTATCTTCAATACTTTGGCGCGAACGCACTTACCGTCCTTCAAAAGATTTCCGACGCGACCGAAGACAGCGCTTCAATCGAATCTTTGCAGGCGGACGGCATAACTCCTGTTTGGCCTGAGCCCGTGATTGATGCGCACCAGTTTCTTGATACCATGCCGGAAGACCGGGCAATACTCGATATACGTTTCCGCACAACAAGCGAATGGTCAACAGTCATAGAGGTTCTGGAATCGGCGGAAGCGACAGGTGAAGTAAACGGCGAAACTGTTTTAGTCAATCCATCATAAACCTATAAGGAGGCCCACAATGGCCGGACAATATGACAAGATGATAAAAATTTCAATCACCGAAGCGGCCCAGGGAGTATCAATCCTGGGATTCGGAACCGTATTGATCCTGACACCTGACGCAACGTTTCAGGCACGTACCAAATCATATACCGCGGCGGACTCTACGCTTGCGGCAGACCTGACGGGTGGGCCAAGCTCGAACGCCTACAAAGCGGCAGAGGCGATTTTCGCACAGAACCCCGCTCCCACATCAATCAAGGTCGGAAGGGTAGCGCAATACGAAACACTGTCGGATGCTGTTGACGCCATCCGCCTTGAAGACGACGACTGGTATCTTTGCATCTGCACAGACCGCGATCCGAATGACGTGCAACCACTCGCCGAACACCTTGAAACAATGACAAAACTGTTCATTTACGCTTCGGGGGACTCCGACATCCTTGACCCGAATTCAACTGAAGACATCGCCTACCTCCTCAAAGACCTTGGACTTAACAGGTCTGCCGGTATCTACAAGGCGGATTACACCACGGAGCGCGCAGACGCAGCTCTGGCCGGGTTCCTTGGTGCGCAGGACAAGCCAGGCTCGTATACCGCCTGCTACAAAAAGCTCGTAGGGCAGGCCACGGATGCGCTCACAAGCGCAGAAGAAGACGCTGTGCTCGGTGACCAACAGAACGATGATCAGGGTAAGTGCTGCAACACATACCAGAACGTTGGCGGCGCCGGCAGGTTCCGTTACGGAGTTGTGGCGTCCGGAAAATTCATTGACTACATCATCTTCAAGGATTGGCTCAAAGCACGCTTGCAGGAAGCAATTTTCGGACTTTTCGCCAGTGTACCGAAGGTTCCTGGCGACATCAACGGTGCGGCCATGATTCAGAACGCCATGGAGCCCGTGTTCAAACTCGGCCAGGCGAACAACGCCATTACCGCGTTTTCTCAGGACGAAGACAAGAAACAGAACGGCGGGTATTTCATCAACCTTCCGGACATGTCTCTGCGTTCAAATTCTGACAAGGCGACGCGGCACCTTTCCGGGATCAAGTTCGGGTGCTGGTATACGGACGGCATTCACACGGTGGAGATCGACGGCGTTATTCTGTAAATACCGTTTCACGTGAAACATTATTAACTTTTTATAAAGGAGAAAAACATGGGATCAACAAAATGCTATGACCTTAAAAAGTGGGCGATCATTGTGGGCGGTATTCCGGTCATTGGCTTGGCGGGCGACAACGTACTCACGGTGAAACGCTCCGAGGATTCGTACACGAAACAGATCGGTGTCCTGGGAGAAGTCACGCGCTCGAAGCAGTACAACAAAACCGGCGAAATCGTGTTCAAACTTATGCAGGCGTCACCGTTGAATAACGTATTTTCTGGCCTGCGATTGCTCGATGATATGTCGAACGCTGGCGTGGTTCCTATCGTGCTCAAAGATTTTAACAGTCTAACCACCATCACTTGCCCCGAGGCGTGGATACGGAAAAACCCTGACTACGAACTCGGCAAGGATTCAAAGGAAGTCGAATGGACGTTCGATGCAGCAGACCTTGAGGAGTTCTTTGGCGGAAGCATAAATTAATCATTTTCCAGTTGTCAACCTAACGAAACGGAGGATTTCAATGGTTGCACCGAGCATAAAAACAATCGACGGGCAAAGCGTCTACGTTATGCCTTTGACGGGTGAAACAGCGACGCTGGTTTTTTATCAACTGCAAAAATGCCTGGCCCCGGCCCTTATGACGGCGCTTGGGGCGCTGAAATCGGTCTTTCTTCCTGCGGTTGAAGCAGGGGAGAAAAAGGACGGAAAAACAAAAATTGACTTCAAAAAGTTTCTTGAAACCGATTTATCAAGGATAGATTTCAAGGAACTTTCCCAGGTGTTCGACTCTATCCACGAAAAAATGACAGCGCAGGAGTGGCTTGATTTTATTAAGCTAACTTTGTCAAGAACGACGGTAAACAACAGGGCCGTTGGTGATAAGGCGCATTTCGACGACGTTTTTTCCGGACACATCATGCTTGAGTATAAGGTTTTGTGGTTTACTTTGGAGGCGAACTACGCAGATTTTTTCGCCGTGGTCGGCTCTGGCGCTATGAAGGTAAGCGAACCGCAGAGTCCGACCGAATTGCTGAAAAAGTAAAAGAACTTGCTGGATACCTCGACGAATCGGTGATGTCGAGGCTTGACATCTGGCGGTTGATTACTGAGGGCGTGGCAACACGACAGGAAATAAATGAGAGTTACACCTTCATGGACATTCAGGTTGCGCTTGCGGTACTGGAATTTAAAAGCGAAGTCGAGGCAGCGATAAGCGAAATCACAATGCCAAAGATGGAAACAAAATGAACATCAGGGAATTGATAACTAAAATCGGTTTTGTCGTTGACGAGAGGGGAGTCGACATATACGACAAAGCCATTGGCCGCATCTACGATAAAACAGACGGCCTTTATAAAAACCTCAGTCGCGCAGCGGATGGAATAACAAATATAGGACAGAAAATGTCCATGTATATTTCCGCACCCCTCGCGGCTCTCGCAACCGTTTCGGTCATGGCCAAAGTAAAACTCGAAGACCTGCAAAACGAATGGGGTGTCATGCTTAATTCCCAGGAAAAGGGAATTGACTTCACCCGCCAGATGATGGACCTCGAAGAAAAAACACCATACAACACTGAACAGATTGCCGGATATGCCAAGGAACTGCATTCTATGGGTGTACAAACCGACAAAATACTTCCTCGAATGAAAATGTTTATGGATATTGCGGCGGGTTCCGGCCTTGATGCGGGCTTCCTCATGCAGACAATGCAGATGATTAACAACATAGGGTACGCAACGGGTCGCCAATTAAAGCATCTCATAATGTCCGGCGCAATAGACAGAAAAGAATTAGGAAAAATGATGGGTATTGATCTGTCGAGCGGCATGGGTATGAAACGCATGATGCAATTTGCGGATCGTGGGCGCGTAACCTCGTCTATGATTGAAAGTCTTTTCCAGCGCGAAGGCGGACAGGGCGGAAAATACTACGGTAAAGCGGAAGAACGTAGCGTGACCCTAAAAAAAGGTTTCGATAATTTGTGGCACTCTGTTTTTCTATTGCGCGCGGGGATCGGTGATATGCTTACAAAATCAACTGGTTTATCAAATATTTTACAAAAACTGACTGGATGGATCAGCAAGCTGACTGACCACATTAATAAATTGAGCCCAGGATGGAAAACGTTTCTCGTCGTTACCTTTGGCATAGCTGCGGCGATAGGGCCCGCACTTGTCGGAATAGGAAAACTTCTTAATCTTTTTATCGGCCTCAATTCCGCTATTATGGTTTTTAAGGCAGCAGGATTTATGAAAGGCGCGGGCGGTATCATGGGTATGCTCGGGGGGTTCGGAAAGGGAATCGGCAGCATCGTAATGACCTTGGGGCCGGTAATTGCGACACTCCTTATTGTCTACTTGCTTATTCAGGACATTTACATGTACGTCAAATACGGAAAAGATGCCTCATTATTTGGCGACATGTCAAAGGTATGGGGAAATACTTTCGACAACGCAATCAATAAGATAGTGGAATATTTCTTCGAGGTGTGGGCGCAGGTACGGGCTTGGTGGGGCGACCTATGGGCAAACCCGTGGAAAACCCTGGGCGACACTCTTTTGCCTGATTGGATTAAAAGTATTATTTTCCAGAATGACAAAAACGTATTCGGAAAAGGAACTGACCAGCCAACATCAAATTGGATGAACTCTCCGGCCTCTGCTTTGGGGGCTGGTAAAAATCTTTCTTTTCAGGTAAACGTTACCACACCTGTTACTTCCGACGTGACGGAAGCGGGAAAGAAAGCAATCGCGGATCATGCCGAGAAGGTATATACTCATGTATCAAAAAAACTTTGCGATCAAATATTCAATCTTCACAAAGGCGATTAAGTGATCGACATTCTTTTAGGACGTAAACGGGAAACTACCTCAATCATGGATTCGGGCGGTTCTGCCATATTGGTGAAACTGGACGCATCACTTAATGAGAGCCACAAGTATAAAAATACTGTAACTTCCTATCCTGTCGAGCAGGGGCTTGATATTTCAGATCACGTCCGCCAGGAGCCGGAAACATTTTCGCTTGAAGGCATTGTCACGAATTCCCCGGTATCTTTCTTTCCCCTTCTGACCGATTTTAAAACAATAATTAATGGCGGAAAAGACCGAGTAATGACGGCTTATGAGGCGCTGCTTCTTATCGCCGGGAGAAAATTAGTGAAGACCCCGAACGGAAGCGGCGATTTTGTCAACATCACTATTGAAACAAAGCCGAAAATCATTGACATCTCTACTCATCTGCGGGTTTTTAGCGACATGATACTTGAAGACCTTACATTCGATTTCGATAATAAAACTGGTGACGCCCTCCCCTTTAAGGCCCAGGCTAAGCGTGTACGAAAAGTAACGACCAAAGGGGCGACAATAAATTTTACAACAGGCGGCCTTTACGGATCGGCGGGAACGCCAGACCAAACAGACGCGGCGGATAAGGGAACACAACAGACGAAAGAACCGCCGGCCGAGCACATATCGGCATTGAAAGCATTGCAGAACGGCAAGGGAATAACGGGAATGTTTAAACAGGCTTTCTCATGGTGACTATGCCAGTATCAATACCATTATTCGACAACGCCAATTTCACTGAAACCGTTTCTTTGGACGGTCAGAACTATGACCTCGCCTTTTGCTGGAACATACGCGGAGAATTTTGGAGCATGGATATATCTGACGGAAACGGAACGCTTATTCAGTCCGGAATACGGCTCGTAATCTGGTATCCACTAAAATTGCAGTACACTAATCCGGCACTTCCAAAGGGAGAGTTTTTACTCGTTGATCCGAGCGCGACGACACAGAACGTGGAGCCGGGACGCCACGATTTTACAACGGGACGAAAACTTGATTTGCTTTATGTGAGCGCAGTATGAACCAATATTATTTTAATCGCATTTACTCTTTAACTATTGGCTTTCCTTTGCAACAGCAGAAGGCCAAAATGATTTCGGGCCTGCGCTTGACTTTTGATATAACAAAGAGCGAACTTCCCGGCGGGAACTCCTGCACTATCACAATAAATAATCTTTCCGACGATACGCGGGCTTTTATCAAGGAAAGGCCAAATCAAGACGGGCAGGGGATGACCATAATTCTAAAGGCCGGATATGAGGAAATGGAAGGCCGCGACAACCTATCCACTCTCTTTGTTGGCGACATCATGACCTCAACTCACGACATAACGAAGCCGGAAGTCGTTACTACGCTCACATGCTGGGACGCTGGTATTTCCATAAGGAAGTCTCGCTTCGATAAACAATATAACGCAGGGACGCGCGTCTCGCAAATCATCAACGACATCGTGGACTCTCTCGGAGTTTCTATTCAATCACCATTCAGTTTCGTTTCAATTGATAGGCCAGATTATGTTTACGCGCGTGGATACACTTTCAATGGATTGGCGTCGGACGCGCTCAATCGCGTCTGCAATGGATACGGCTTGCGCTGGCATATCCAAAACAATGTCATGAAAATATACAGCGCATTCGATAAAAACGGGAAGCCAGGAACAGCAACAAAAAGCACGTTCAGCGCGGTTCTTATCGGCAGCCCTCGGCGGATTGCTAAGATGCAACAGGGAATCGAATCAATAGATTATGGCGGATACGAATTTGATTGCTTACTTGCACCAAAGGTGGAGCCTGGAAATATCGTAGAATTGTCATCAAAAACTATTCCTAACTCTCCGGTGAAATTGCAGATTTCAGAAGTTCACCATGCCGGAGATACGCACGGAGCGGACTGGAAAACAACCGTGAAGGGCCGTAAACTGTGAACTCAATTAATGAAAGGGACGTAGGGCAAGCGATACAGTCGCTGTTTATGAATTTGCTTTCACGCGAAATCCACACAGCAATGCCCGCGCGGGTGGAAAGCGTAACGCCGGGTTCCCCTCTCACAGTGAACGTAATGCCCCTTTTGCGCTCTGTTGGTGTGTCAGGGGTACAAAGGGATTTTAATATTATTTCTGGCGTTCTTCTTTTAACGCTTGGAACCTCAAAATCTTCGATCTACATGCCAGTAAAAACTGGCGATCTTGTGCTTCTCGTTTTTTGCGAACGCTCGCTTGATAAATGGAAGGCCGACAACAATATTGCCGATACCATTCCTGGACGCATGTTTGAACTCGCGGACGCTTTCGCAATTCCGTTCAATTTTAATGTCATTGCAGATGCAACCTACGGAAATACGGATACTGTCATTGCTCACAAAACAACTTTGGGAACTGTGAAGGCATCGCTTCTTGACAGCGGAAACGTGGCAATCGAAACACCTCCACTTGGGAAAGTGACTTTGAATGGAAAATTGGTTTCTGACGGAGGAACCCTGTTGCCAACCGACGGCGTTGTAACGGGCATGTGTTCCTGTTCAATTACCGGAGCGCCGCACCCTGTTGTTTCACTAACCGTACTTGCAAAGGGACTCGTACCATGATAGACGAAGCACTCGACACTTCGCAGCACGATCTTGCGTTCTCTGAAAACAACGGGTCTGTCGTTGCCGATCTTTTACAGGTAGCACAAAATATAGAATGCCGACTAC